TGTCCAAGTAGTCAAGCTTTTCTATAATTGGAGTTAAGTCTGGAGGTTCAGCTGTAACAGTTTGTACTTGAGATGCGGTCAAGTCATCTAACTTTCCTGATGTTCCTTCCAAGAGACTTTCAAGACTCTCTAACTTAAGAATCTTGTCAATCTTTGGTGACATACTCTCTAAGAACTTCATGATCTCATCTTGTTTTCCTACAGCTTCAGTTGCCTTTGCAGAAGATGTTCTAGACTCTCCTGTTGCATCATTCAATTGAGCAAGGATATCTGCAGTTGTTTGTGCACGTTCTTCATCTTGTTCTAATGAAAGAATTTTATCCAGTTTCTCTGAATTAGCAGCTAATGCTTCAGCCAGAGAATCTTGTTTTTCTTGAGAAAATCCAAAATCATCTGGCGGTGCATCAGATTTACTTGATATAGCAGCCATGATCTGTTCTATCTTGGCGTCCATCGATGCTAGTGCTTCTGGACTAGCAGAACCTCCACTCCCTGTGTTTTCTCCATCTGTATTGTCTCTTTCGTATTCATCTGCCGTTACGGCACTAAATCCAAAATCGACTAATTCTTCTGCCATGTTAATCCTTTTCTGCTAATTATTTTTTATCTTCTGGACCAACAGAGTCTATTGCTTTATCTAACTTACTAAAAAATTTTCTTTCTAGATAAGGTAATAATCTAATACCTGTATATCCAACAAAGAATGCGATTGCAAGTGCTGTCATCGGTCCAAATTCAAATTGTTCCATTAATGCAGGAATAAAAAATTCTGCGGCTATCCAACCCACTATGGCTGCGATGATGAGATTTTTTATTTCCCACCAAATACCCATCCATTTGTGAACTAATCCATTAGTCAATCCTCCAAGTGTAGATGCGAAAACGCAACACCATTTGGCTCCGAAAATTGCTAACATTGTCTCCATTTACTTCTCCTTTTGTTGTTATTATTGTAATATTTATTATTTTGATGGATGTCCAGGAGACGCAAGTTCAGCTATTCTAATTCTCATATTTGTTACCTGTTTTTCCAGTTCTTCTATTTTTTTATAACCTTGTGCGAGGTCTTGATTAATTTGTGGTATTTCCGCATCTTCGATTTTATGTACTAATTTGTCTAGATCCATGACTGATACAAATATCCACGAAATACTTCCTATTAATGCTGCGCAAACCAGCGGTAGTGCCGCTTTAAACATAGAATGTTCTGCTATTTGTTGCATTGTTTGTACTGGCATCTTTTTACCTTTGCTCTTTTAATGTTGTTACATATTTCGCTATTGCATGATCTAACCCGTCCGTTTTACTTATTAATCCATTATCATTGTCTGGACCCCAATCCAGAGATACACTATCTATAAAAAGCCCTGTCTGAATATAAGGCCAAGGAGGAGTAAAAGGAATAGGATCGCTACGGCGAACCACCCTCCAATGAGTGGGTTGTCCACTAGACATAACTTGATAACTAACCTTTGGTGATCCGTAAGAGAAAATTTGAACATTATTACCTCTCTTGTGAAGCCACATTCCTATTATTTGTGCAACAGCTCCTCCTAAACTGTGTCCTGTAATATGTACAGTATGTTCAACCGTATGATCTCTATCTATAATTTCCATAACACCCAGAGAAGCATCTCTAAATCCTTTATGGAGTTTGATTCCTGTACGTGCATCATCTACTAATCTTACATCAATATCAGATTGTACATTTTCCGTGTTGGCAGTACCCCTAATAACAATTATTGATATTCCATTTACTTGTTTTACCTCAAACGCAACCTCATCTTTTTGATCACCGCCACCATCGTAAATTGCTTTACAATACTCTGCGTGTTCAATAAGAAGGTCTAATGATACTGGTAAATTTGACTTATCACCACTACCTAAATCATTATTAGCGTCAGGTTTACCTTTTGAACAACCACTAAGAAGTAGTGCCATTCCTATTATGATGAGTTTCCAATTCCTCTTTTTTCTTCCAAGCAGTTGCACCTAATATGGCTCCGAATGATAAGTGAAACATCGCACCTGCCCCTAATGTTAAGGGAACCCACCTTGTCACTTTACATTCCACGCCCGCAGGATATCTTTCCCTATCGTTGCAATGCTCTTCCATTTTAATATTCCATATCAAAGGAGCAATGAAAAAATCAACTAGACAGATAAACAAATATATTAATGCTGCCCAATCCCTCCAATGTCTATTAATCGTTTTGTTTATTCCCATGCCTCATATCCTTATTTTTTTCTAACATAAGAGGTATCCTTTGAGCATTTTCAATAGGGGGAACTAATTTGTATTTATCAATACCCATCCCATCAAATAGTTGTTTATCAAAATAAAATGTTTTCCAATCAATTTCATCATTATAAAATGTACGTGGCATGCCAAAATCCAAAAGACTGCACAACATGGTACCCTGTTCTTGTAGACCAGCATTAATTTTTGAGGTCACACCATAACAAACTTTTTGTGGACAATTATAAGAACACTCTACATTGAGAAACAACCTGAGTAGTTCCTTTTCTTTAATATCATTAAGAAATGTAATATCATCATTCAAGTGAATAGGTAAAACAATCTCATCATAAATTCCTAATGAAACCTTTTTATTCCATTTTTCAATATTATTAATATCTTGTATACAACTTGCTTCTATTTTATAATCTGGAAAATCTTCCTTAATTCTTCTTCCCAGTTCATCGTGGTAAGTAATGACTGCGTTACCCTTTCGATGATATTCTTTCAGGATATCTAGACTTTTATTGTACAATTCATCATTAAATACTTTTGTGGTGAAAGGTAACTTTACACCAATATTATGATCATATAACCAATATTCATCTACCTTAGTAAGTTCCAAATCGCCGTGCCCGGCCATTTGTGCTCTGCCTCCCCATAGTGTAGAAAATCCTTCCACTACACCGAATGCATAATCTATGTCTTCAAATTCAAACTCTATTCCGCCATGTATTTTTGCATAACTACGATGTAAATCCAACCAATCTCTAATATGAAATTGGATCATCTTTCTTGCTGAACAAGATATCATTTCACCTCACTTATAACCAATGTCTTTCAGTTGTTTAATACTTCCACTTGCACTTAGATGATGTACTCCTATACCCCCAGCGGCCTTAAATTGTGCAATATTCTTAGAGTGATCATCAATGAGTAAATTAGGTCTTCCATCTCTACCATCTTTTGCGAATCTCATTTTATCTGCTCTCATAACAGGATACATCCTATTGGGAGAAACGCCAAACCACCTTTTCATAAATCTAGTTTTATCTTCTGTCGCCCTCTTCGAAATAGGTCCTCTAGAGGATCTTGGAACAGCAGTTAAAATAAATGGATCATATTTCCCAATAAAATCCCACAATTTTTGTGCGTCCTTCATTGGTTCTAATTGTAAGAAAAAATCATCTGGTAATTCTGGCCACCTATCATCATTAAATTTTCCACCGATTAAATCTTTTACGCCTTTTTCAAAATCAGCTAACACTCCATCCATATCACAATAAATTTGTGGTGTATCAAATTCTACTAGATAGTGTTTAAATTTTTTGTCCATTTACACCTTATAAAAATAAACAGTAAATTCTGCATTTTTGTCGAGAAAACTTTTAACAATTTTTATTTCTTTATGATCATGTTCTTGTAATTTATGGCTTATCGAATTTGGATTATACGACTCGTATCTATCATCTTGATAAGGTGCTAGTAACATATTGAATATAATCCCTTTATTAGCACGCTTCAACATATTTTCAATAATCCAAAATGCGTGTTCTTCTTTCAAGCCCAAGTTAAAAACACCATTTGCAATGACCCAATCATATTTTGTTTCATCCAAATCTTCTATCGTACCATGTATTGCATTAATTTCTTCATCTACCAAATCAATTGCTTTTTCGTTTGGATCAAACCCCAAATACTTTCCGTTCCATCCTTTATTTGTTAAATAAGTATGAAGATGTCCTACTCCACAACCGACATCTAAAATTGAATCATCATCACCAATTCCAGCTTCATATATTTTTTGAAATCGCTCTTGTGAATTTTCCGTACCATCCATCCAACCTACACATTCTGGTGAATTTTTACTAAATCGATCCACGTATTTAGAATATATTTCATCAACTAAAAGGTTTGTCATCACCTTAGTATCAGTAGCAATTTCTTCTGTTATAAATGTTCTAAACTGTTTCATTTCACTATTCCATTTTTTGTTCTATAATCATGAATCGCTCCCTTAATAGCATCTTCCGCCAATACAGAGCAATGAATTTTGACAGGGGGTAGAGAAAGTTCCTCCACGATGTCTGTATTTTGAACCTTATTTGCATCATCCAATGTTTTACCTTTAACCCATTCAGTCGCCAAACTAGAAGAAGCAATGGCAGATCCACATCCAAAAGTTTTAAATTTCGCGTCAATAATATTTTCATGTTCATCTACCTCTATTTGAAGTTTCATTACATCACCGCACTCTGGAGCACCCACAAGAGCAGTGCCGACCCTATCGCTCCCACTATCCAAACTACCAATATTACGTGGTCTTTCATAATGTTCCATAACCTTTTCTGAATATGCCATATTATTTCATCCATGCGGGTGTAAACACCTCTTCTTGTTTGATTGAAAAACTTGTAGAACAACCACACGTTGAAGCTGCTCTTGGATTTTGAAATCTTGGGCCTGGAGAAGATAAGTCTCTCGACCAATCTATTTCTAGTCCATCCACTACTATATGACTCTTTTTATCTATTATTATTGGTAAACCTTCTGACTCAAAAAACAAATCTCTCTTATTAGGTTGACCAAACTCTAAAACGTATTCATAACCAGCACATCCACCACCTTTAACAGACACCCTTAATGGTACATCCTCAGACAATTCTTCATCCTCACGAATTCTCTTGAAGTTTCTGGCTGCAATTTCTGTTAGACTAATCATCGTAAAGTCCTGTTAATGTAATCTACCATATCTCCCACTTCGTAGTATAGTTCAAATGGAAATCCTTCTATATCTTTATCCTTGTTTTGAAAAGTGTACATTCGATCTCCACCTTCACCTTTTTCCAAAGTAGCAAAGTCAGGTGAAAACTCTGGGCCGACATGAATCTTTTGAATCTTGAAATTATTGACTACCAATTCATCCCACATTGCAACTTCTCCACTATCTGGATCCGACTCAAGTGTTTTCTTCTTGGTATAGTCTGTAAGTACTGATCTTAATGGTTTGGAATGTTTCTTCATAACCTTTTCCATACCATCAATATAATCTTTGATAATCAATGATTTTTCT